CCCCGGCACTGGCCCCTTATACGCGCTGATAAAAAAGTTCCCGGCTGCATCGCATCTGACCTTGTTATAATTAATCTCATACAGCAAAGTACTGATGATTTGCAGCCTGGAAGTCCCCCGTTCAAAAGTCCTGTCTGCGGGGAGCTTCACCTCCGAGGGGTCTAAGACAGCCACCGTATCAATTCCCGCTGTATAGAACAGCTCTGTTATCAAAGCAAGGTATTCTGTCCCTGCATAATAGGTAGTATCTGTTGTAAGCCTGTCCTCCGACAGGATCAGCGTCCGGTCGTAACATTCCACCTCCCAGACAGTGTTCCCAGATTCATCCGCGACTTTTTCCGGGCTGGAGGGGAGGAAAATCCCCAAAGGGTATTCCTCCCCGTCAATCTCCATAATGGGCTGTAACTCAACGGACAGCCAGTCCAGGGTTTGGGGGATGGTCAGGGAAGCAGTCCGCTCGATTTCCTCGGAAGTATCCAGCGCAACAGTCCCGCCGCAGGGAACCCGGCTGGTGACTGCTCCGTTTTTCAGGACATTGGCATAGCACCGGACAGTCTGTTTCCCGGATTTTGCTGTCAGGCTGTCCCATTGTTTCTGGGTATACTTCCGCATTTTACACGCCTCCAATCAGGATTTCGACGCGGTTCCCGGCATCCCGCAGGGAATACGCTGCGGGATGGGAAGGCGGCTCATAATCAACCGTTTCCATAAAATCCACCTGTGACAGGGTAATCACCGCGCTGTGAACCAGCAAATCCCCGGCCCACTGGCTGGTATATTCGATCTGGTCAATCACGCCATACACCCGGTCCCCGGCGCTGTTCCGGTATAAAACCGCCTGGTGCGCCTTTGCCAAAGGCTCCAGCATCCCCCGCAAATCCCGGCCAATCTCGGCGGCTAAGATGGTATATTGTGCAGTGTCGCTCCCGGAAGTGATCCAGACCGGCCAGCGTCTTCCGGCAAGGTAGACATATTCCCCAGTGGCCTGGACGGTATTTGTCAGCTCCCTGGGAGCATTGAGGGTATATTGCAGCCAGACCGGATTTTCCAAATCATCCGCTGGAGCCAGCAGAACGCCTTTAGGCATCCGGTTTTCCACAGTGATTTCTGTGTCCGCCCAGCAGTCGGAAGCATCCACGCCCCGGATTGTATAGTGGTTAACGCTCCCTGCTGCATAGTCCAGATAGGTATTGCCGGAGAATCTCCCCACTGGTTTTCCATCCCGCAAAAGATATAAGGTAGAAAATTCAGTGGCATTAATAACAGCAAGCTGGACATACTGCCCGGCGGCAGTATAAAAGACATCCGGTACAGAGGGAACAGAAAAGCGGATTGATACAGTCCCCGCCGCCCAGGCAGACCATTGACCCAGGTCATTTTTAATTCGCAGCCGTAAAGGATAATCCCCCTGGGGGAGGTAGTCCAAAACCTGATAGCTTTTTGCAGTCCCGGCAATTTCCCCGGTGTCGAGGATTTCCCCGATTTGTAACTGGAACGCAACCTGTCCGGCAGCCTGCCATTTAACAGAGGGCCTTGGGCCGCTGGAAACAGTATCGATAATGGGAGGGTTAGGCGCACCCCGCAGGACAAAGGAAACCACCCCGCTCCAATCCCCGGCTTCGCCGTCGGAGTTATACCCGCGAACCCTCCAATAGACGGTCCCGCCGGGAAGCAGGGAAGAATCAACCTCCGCAGCGGGGAGGGAGCCTGTTACTTTTGCAAGGTCGTTCCAGATAATGCCGTCGGTGGAATATTGCAGGTCAACCCTGGTCTGGCTGGTTCCGGTAGAAATATCGTAATTCCAGGCAAAGGAAACAGCCCCTTCCTTGTCCAGGTAGGTATTGACAGGAGAAACCGGCGTAACGGTCGGGAGGCTGTCAACAGTTTGCAGCGTGACCCAATCAGACCAGGGGGTTTCTATATTGTCAGTGGTAATGCTTTTTACCCGCCATTTCATGGTATCGGCGGTGACGGTTCCAGCAGGGATGTCAACGTATTTCCGGGATGTAGTTTCAGTGAAGGTTTTAGCGGTTGTACTGCTGCCATCCAATATTTCGACGGTATAGGACTTCTGGGTAATATATCCGAAGGTATTGCTTGGATATTGGTAATCCCACGAAAGGCGTTTTGGCTCATTTTTAGGGAAGTACCCGCCGTTTCCAGGCGCAGGGGATTTTATAGTCGGATGGGCAGGCCGGTAATTGACAGTCAAGCGCGGGGGATATGCAGATTCCGGGCCGTAAAGGTCGGCTGAAATTGACAGTGGAAATACGATGGGTTCTGCATCTGTTATAGAAAACACAGGGGAAAGCAGCAGCCCGTCATATAAAATAGTGCTGATTTTCAAATTGCCAATATCGACTAGTCCAGAACTGGACTGGACCCCATTTTTGAAAGGAAGTTTTGCCAGGCTGTTGTAAACGGATATAGCATCCAGCCGGGGCGCAGAAGTGGAAATATGCGGGCCTATATAAACATTAGCAAGGCGTGCGGAAATGCCTTCGATGCTGACTAATTCTTTCCCATCCAGTATTTCAGCGTAATCCTCGCGGGCAAATTTACATTTGATTGATTTCCCATACCCATAGTAATCAGAAAATGAGTTGTACCCCCAGTGTATGTAGCCGAGTCCGGTTCCCGGATATTCAGAATCCTCTGTAAAGCCTTCACCGATTCTTGCCAATAATGTTATACTCGGCATCCCCTTGCCCTCCCCACCTGTCTGGCGCGTTTTACGCTGTCGATCAGTGCCTGAACGTCTTTAAGTTGCTTGATGTCCGCGTTGATGGTGATGTTGTAGACATCCCCGCCGCTGGCCTTGCCGCCTCCCATGGCAGCCTGAAGAATCTGGTCTTTATTTAAAACCTGTTCACCGCCCCGGAAGTTGACAAGCTCCGGGCCGTCCTCGCCGACCCATGCCGTTCCGGGAGGCGCTGACGCGGTGCCGGTGGCAAAACCACCAATGTCTTTTATTGCACCATAAAAATTTCCGAGAGAACCTATTGGTCCCATAGCAGCACCGCCCACAGCTGAAAACAAAATTTTAAAACTGTCTGAAATTTTGAAATTTCCTGCTTTCTGGCTTAACTCATCAAGTTTTTCTGAAATTTTAGAAAGCAGTTCCAGAACATTTTTAGCAGGCTCTAAAGCCCCCTGAAAAAAGCTGTATAAAAGGCTTACTGGACCGCTTCCAATAAACTCACCTAAATCTTTCATGTTCTTTACAGTATCCAGCAGCAAATCATTTAATTCTGCTAATGCTGGTGATGCCTGTTCGGCGACTCCCACAGAAAATGCGTCTCCCATGCGCCCCAAAATAGATTCCGTTCTTTCAAATTCAGTATTAAAGTTTGTTAAAGTTTGAACTTTGTCAGTTGATAATACCGCTCCTGTTTTTTCCAATTCTTCCATTGCGCCCTTAAAGCCGTCTGTACCTTTTTCAACCAGCGGCGTAAGCTCGCTCCAAGAATCCCCGAAAATATCAAAAGCAACAGCGTTTTTGTCCGCTCCATCCTTCATTCTGCTAAGCTGGTCAATTGTATCCGTAAACACATCCATAGCAGGGCGAAGTTCGCCGTTAGCATCTTTGATAGATACTCTAAGGCGGTGAAACGAGTCGCCCGCTTCACTGTTTCCATCTTCTACATCTTCCATTTTGGCAGTTACTTTCTGTAAAGCATCCACCAAACTTTCAGAGGAAACCCCTGTTTTGGCCGCTGCGTATTCTAACTTTTGAAGTTCCTCAACCGAAAGGCCGGATGAATCGGAAAGCTTGCTCAACTCCGCCGCCGCTTCTGCCGAGGCTTTCGTAACATCTGCAATCTTTTTTGCTACTGCCATAGCAGTTCCGGCGATTGTTGCCAAAACAGGGTTTGCGTTCATAATAGCATCTTTTAAATCCTGGATGCTCATAATGTTTCCAGAAAACCCCTTCTTTGAATCTTCCAATGAATCTGACGTATTGTCCAGTTCATTTTTCATGCCGTTCAGAGATGTTTTTGCTTCGTTGACTTTCATTTGCAGAGCCCTGGCTGAATCCCCATAATCATCGGATTGCGCTTTCGCCTGTTCCAATGCCTGGGAAAGAATGTCCACCTTTTGGGATTGCTCCTCAATCATATCTTTCAAAATTTCGGCTTGTTTTGAAAGGTTTTTGGAAGAGCCTTCATTTTCCTTGTATGCCGATTTTGTTAATTTTAATTCAGAATCAAGGGAATCTAAAGCTTCATCAATCTTTTTTACAGCAGTTTCATAGGAATCAGCGGCTTTTTCTGCATCTTCCAGAGCACTTTCATTTTCAGCAATAACCTTGTTGTTATTCTCGATCTGACGATTGGTTTTGTTCAATTCGGCAGTAGCGCGGTTGATGGTCTGCTCCCATCTTTTCGTTTCATAGCTGGTT